TAGGTTGAAGATGGACTGCTTGCTTTCATCCCTGAAGGCGTGAGACTCTGTGCGAGGGAACTGCCTGTAGTATTCGTTCAGAGCATCTGCGTCCGATTTAAGCGACTCTACCTCCGCCTCCCAATAGTCTATCGCACCCTGATGGATATCTTCTCCGTCGATGCCCTCTACGGCCTTCTCAGGGGTTCTGAAGACAGGCATACCGTAGCGGTCGATGAACCCCTCCATGTTCCACTCCATAGGAATAAACAAGGAGTACATCCCGCTCTTGGTCTGTCCGTTCTTGTTTCTCTTGAGCACGTCAGAGTCTCTATACAAATCCTTGAAGTTTCCCCCACCCTTGGACAGGGCGTTGGAGGTTGACCCCATCATGCACTTGCCGATAATCTTACTACCCAAACGCAAGCACGTCTTGGTGACGCGCCAATTGTTTAGGATGCTATTCGGCTTGAGCCACTTACCGCTCTCATCATGTACAAGAAGCAAGAGCTTCTCACCATCGTAAGAGTTGTCGTCAGTGTTCTTCCAATCAATCGTGGTGTCGAGACCTTGAATCTCATCGTCGTCCACGTCGAACATATTCTTCTTGGTAATCTTAGACGCAGGCACGCGGTACGCAAGCTCTGTCTTGGGCTTGTCCATCCCGTCCATGATAGGCTTGAAAAAGAACGGAAGTCGGCTGTTGATTGGAACAACCTTGTCGGTAAACATCTTCTTGGCATCAGTACCCGTCTTTGACAGGATGCCTACACGAGAGTCTTTGGCAAGCGTGGCGGTGTTTACACACTCTGACGACGACATAAACGAAAAACCTGAACGACGAATCTTCAGGTACACCATACCGAAGCTCCTTCGGTCAGCCTTGCACGCCTCCCAAAAGATGTAGAGCAAGCGGTTGGCCTCACGGAAGTCGGGGTAGCCTACGTCAATGCTTGTCCATTGCAAGTACATGTAGTGTGCCCCCGTGAGATAGGTTGGCTTGCCATCGTTCATGAACCAATAGCCATCGTCCCTCCTGTCGAACTCCCGCTCGATATAGTCAACGTACCTCGACTTGAAGTCCGAGGTCATCTCGTTCCATTGGAAGATGGATTGGATTTTATTCAGGTGAGCAGGGATTTCTTCTCTCTCCCAATACTGCTCACTTCTCTTAGCGTGTCTTTGAGGACACGCCTTGGGAGGCTTGGGCAGGCCAATCTTTAGGTTCTGAATCTCGTATACCTCACCGAGAGTTCCGTCCTTAGATATGATTACAAGGTCATACTTGGGGTCATAGCCGTACTTCCAAGTCTTTGCTTTGTTCTTAGTAGAAAGCACATGCTTGGGGATGTAGTCATGTATGACACGATGCAAGTTGTTATTTAGACCTTCGTTCTGCAAATCCTTGCTTTGTATCTACCTTCTTGGTAGAGCCTGTTTCCAATGTCTCGATAGCCTCTCTCTCGGCCTCGATTCTATTTAGGATTTCGAATGCATCCATGATGCACAGTTTCTTTGTAGCTGCCGCGTTCTTGAGCCTATCAGCCGACAGGTCGTCCTCCGGGTCGTGCTTGATGATTTGCTCCTTGGCAACTTTGATAAGCTGTTCCACGGCACGATGACCTGCTTCAATAATCTTGAGCTTTACATCCTTAGTGTTCATGGCGCATGGTTATCTGATGGTCGTATACCCTGTACATGGTCTCACCGTCTACGTCAAACTCGTACTCGCTGTCGGGCGTAAACGAAACGATGGTTCCTGTGTGAACTCCCTTGCTTACAAGATAGTCATTTGGATATTCCATACGTCCCATGAGTGGTTCGTGCGTAGGCTTCTCGATAAAGCACTCCTCAGCGGGGATGGGAGAAACGAAGCAGTACCTGTCGTGAGCGTGCCACTTGTTGCCGTCGTGGTACATAAAGAACTGCTCGGTATCAACGAAGAACAAGTCTTCCTTGAAGAAGCTACGCCCGCTCTTACGACGACCTTTCATGTCGTTGTAGAACTTAAATACGTTGTGGTGGACAAGCAAGGTGTATCCCGCCTTGATTGGCCCGTCATAACCCAATGGCACTGAGACTACAATAGCCTTACGGTTTGAAAACTTTGCCTCCTCCTCTGATGTGTTGGTAGTAAACTCTACCCCCTCCCAATCTACCGTGTTGTTGTATCTCGTGCCCTTATGCGGTTTGACGATGAAGTTGAATGGGGATTGCATTAAAAGTTGATGTTGTACTCCACACTAACAGGTACAGTTGGTGTGAAAGACTTCCACAGCATTACTTCGTCATCACGCTCAATCCAAATGCGGTACTCTTCGTCCACGCATTGAATTAGGTGAATGCAGTATTCTCCGTTTAGAACCTTTTGCCCTACGAGGTAATGCATAGCACCCGACTTGTAGTCGGGGCCGATGGAAATCTTTCGGATATCCATATCCTCTTACGGTAGGTTCCGCATTATGATTCCCGTAGTGGTCTGTTGGAACAAAGCACCTACAGCTAATCCCGCTGCAGTTGCAGCCGCTTGGTCAGCATATTCAGGGAAATCCACTACAAAAGGCAGTTGCGCCAAAGCAGCAATGGAACCCGCTGTGAAGTTCTTGGTTGCATTGGTGGGAGTACCCACCACGTCAGTGCCAATGACTGTGTCTGAAACTGTAGGAGTAACCGTGGCGTATGTGCTAATCTTAGACATCTTCTTTTTCTTCTGAGTTTCTTGTAATCTCGCCCGTTTGAACGTTTACGACAGCGTCCTTGCCGTACTTCTCCATGAGGACATTCTCATAGTCGTTGTAGTCCGACTTGAGCTTGTCCACCTTTCCAAGCAAAGCAGTCTTCGCGAGTTCAGCATCACCAATCTTCATCTTGAGGGTGTTGAACTCAGCAACAAAGGTCTGAACCGTATTCAGTTCTTCAGCAGTAAGGTTTTCCATTGTAATAGAATTAGATTTTGTACAAAGATACTCTTTTTGTCTTAGTCCTTTTTCGCTGAACCGCCAAAGAAAAAGTCAACGACGGTGTTCACCTTGGCACTCATAGCACCGAAAATGGTGGAGATGAAACTAATCTCAAACTCACCGAGGTCGATGTCTTCCTCCACAAAGTATTTGAACATGACAAAGCTCAACGCGAAGTATGCGATGGTGAAGACTGTAGCCAATACTTTCTGTATGGTACTATCAGATGAGTATAGCAGACGCGCACTCTTCCTGTCCTCAACCTCAAGGTTGTATAGCTCAACCAACTGAGCATGAGCCTGCGCCTTGTCTTCAGGCGTGAGCTTCGACTCATCAATCATTTTGCTTACAGCACCCAACAGCCCCGCGTCGGGAAGTAGCTCTCCGGCTACGTTTAAGATGTCAGGGGCTTTGTCGGCCAAGAACTTGCCGACCTTCGTTTCTCTAAACTTCTTCTTCATCGTAATAAGAGCTTATCCATGCATACTCTTCGGTAGCATCAAAACTTGGACAAGCCTTATTTGAGAAGTCTCGATGACCGTGGACAACAGCGTCGCAGTACACAGCCTTTAGCTCCAACAACAGTGCAGCAAGGGAGGCTTTCTGCTCAGGAGTACGGGTATCCTTTGACGTTTTCCCATCCTCTTCTACTCCACCGACATAGCATACCCCGATGCTGTTCATGTTTTCTCCTAGGGTATGCGCACCGGGACGGTCTTCGGGTCTGCCGGGGACAATTGTTCCATCGAGATAAATCACGTAGTGGTAGCCTATGTCTGACCAATTGCGAGGGGACGAAGTGTGCCATCCCCTGATGGTTTCCATGTCTATGTGCTGACCCTCGCGTGTTGCTGAACAATGAACAATTATCTTATCTATGTTTCTCACGAATCAATTTGCTTACGAGCAAGGAGCAGCTTGATTTCTTGGATGTCTGCGCTTAGTTCTTTTAGCAACTTTGTCACCTCACTCTTGCTCTGCTCAAGGGTGTATACTCGGTTCTTTAGCTTTGCTACCTCGTTGTTCATTCTAATGTACACACCGATAAGTCCTGCAAGGAGCAGAATTCCCTCGTACAGGCTAATCATCTCACTACTCATCTTCCAACATATCAGAGGGTAAAGGGTAAATCTCAAACTCCGCAAGCCTGTCTACCCACTCTTCCGGATTTGTATAGTATTCAATAACTGTCCAAGGCGTGCCGAGGCATTGCGTCTGAGACACTTCAACCCAAGACATAGGCTGCAGCTTTTCGTCATTTGCAAAACAAATAACCCAAGTGTCTGCTTGAGGGTAGCAGAACTCCCCATCAATATCTCTAGTTCGGCCCGCCATCAGTAATTGTCCAATTGTATGTTCTAACCAAGGTTGCGCGAGCAGACGATGCCGCTCCACCCGCTGTGAATTGAGCTGACGTAGCAAACGTCACACTGCTCTGAACGCTTTGAGCAGCCCATGCAATCAAAAGAGCATCGTAGTTGGCTTGACTCATAGACGTTCCTGTAAATGCAGAGTTAAATGAGGTGCAGTTTGATACATCCCAACTGCTGATGTCTTCGTTCCAATTGGGCACGGTAAGCAGAAGCCACTGCGCTGATGTTACGTTAGAAAAGTCCCAATTCGCAAGTCCGCTTGTGATGGCGTTCGACTGATAGAAGCAGCCTGAGATATCACCCGTCAGTGTAGGCGAATCTGTTGCGCTACACGTCATATTGGTTGCCCCTCTTAGAGCAAATATATTATTGATGGTAAGGTTTGTGCCTCCCCAATTCAAAATCTCAAGCATCTTCAGAGGGTCTCCTGAACCGAATAGGTCAATGCCTGTAAAGTCGCCCGTGATGTCAATCGTATAAATGCC